TCACAGGTGGCTCGCGACGGCGCCGATGAGGAACGCCACGCCGAGCGTCCATAGCGGCACGGAATGCCTGAACCAGGCCATTGCGGCGGCAGCATCCTTCTCGCGCCGGTCGTTCATGTTGCCCATGTGCTGTCTCCTTCGAAAAGCGCGCGCTCCCGGGCGCGGCGTGTCACCAGGCCAGGCAACACAGCGTTGCCGGCGTGGCACCATCTGGGGAATTCGGCGGCGGCGCCGGCAGGGTCGCCGGCATTCAGCTTGCGCAGCAGGGTCGAGCCCGCGAGCGCGCCCTCGCCCAGGTTGAAGACGAAATCGACCAGCGCGTCGAAGGCGCCCTGCGCCAGCGGCACCGACACCAGACGACTCACCGCCGCCTCGGCCGCGGCCACATCCTCGAGCAGCCAGTCGGCGGCTTTGCCCTCGTCGCACGCGTCGCCCGGCTTCACGCCGTTGGTGTGGCCATAGCCGATGGTCCAGACGCCGACCGAATCCCGGTAAGCCGAAGTGCGCAACCCCTCGCTCTCCTCGATGAGCCGCAAGCCGGCACGCGAGAGCTTCACGACTTTCCTCCCTCGATGATCGCCGTCTTCTGGGCCGAGCCCATAGACGAGCCGAGCCAGTAGCCCACGGCGGTTCCGGCCATCTGCGTGAGCCCGCCCAGCACCACGAGCGCCACCTCGTGGCTGCCCTCGGGCAGCGCCCGCCAAAACAGCAGCGCCGAGACGCCGAAGAAGCCCAACAGCACGATGGTCGAGACAACGACGGCGCCGATCAGACCGATGGAGTGGTGGTTCATGCGTGCCTCCCCCCCACGTGATCCCAGAGCCACGCCGCTGTCGCCGCCAGCCAGGCCACGCCTCCGCCCATCGCCGCCAGCACGACTCCGAGCTTGAGCAGCAGCATCCACGCGCCCTTGCCCATGTTCGCCGCCGTGCGCAGCTCCTCGAGCTTGGTGTCGATCGAGCGCAGCCAATCGTCGATGCCTTCGACCTTGACCTCGACAGTGCGGAGGCGATCGCGTTCCTCCGGGGTCATGGGAGGCCCTTTGCCGGAAGAGGCTGGGGCGGTAAGCTGGCGGGATGCCAAAAGACGACAACTATTTTGAGCGGAATGGCGGGAAACCTACGTCCCTTCACAGCAAGATCGGGCCGGCCCTTCAGGTGCTCAATCTGCGGCCGCGCAAAATCCTTGAGATCGGCACCAGTAGCGGAGCGGGGCTTGACGATTTGCGCCGCACCTTCGGGGCCGAATGCCATGGCGTTGAACCGGAGGCCGATGCCGTCGAAGCTGGCCGGGCGGCGTTCCCATCCCTCGATCTCATCGTCGGCAAAGCGGGCGACGTGCTGCCCTTCCCCGACGCGACCTTCGATCTCGTGGTCTTCGGCTTCTGCTTGTACCTCTGCGATCCGGCCGATTACGAGCGCATCGTGGGCGAGGCCGACCGGGTGCTGGCGAATCCTGGAACGCTGGTGATCGCCGACTTCTGCGCGAAGGCTCCGATCATCAAGCCCTATCGCGGCAGAACGGACCGCAACATGCACAAGCGCGATTTCTCCGAACTGTTCCTTGCGCTCCCGCACTTCCGCCTGCTGTCCCGCACTTACAGCGAGACGAAAGGCGGCGTCACGTTCGACCCCGGCGAGTGGGAGACCGTCGATGTGCTGCGCAAGGATCACGGCACGCCAACCGAAGTCATGTAGGCTCGGAAGGCCGCATATTCGGCGGCGTACACGCTCGCACTTCCAAGGTCCGCACCGTACATCGCAGCCGACACGCCGAAGTTGCCGGCATGCGCCACGGTCCCGTTGTTCGTGGCGAGGACGTAGAGATTGCGGCTCGTCATGGCGATGCTGGCGCTGGTGTCGGTGCCGTTCGCAGCGCCGTTCAGATACATTCCCTCGGCGTTCGCGCCGGACCGGAAGAATGCAGCGAGGCCGGTTGTGATCGTGCTGGAGTTCGGGAGGCCCGCCGTGTTGACGCCATAGCGATACACCGGCCCTGTCGTCGTAATGAGCGCCTGGTTTGTGTTGCTGTCCTCGTTGCCCATCAGCGAGTAGTTCGACACCGTGCCGAGCTGATAGGCCCACGCGCCTAACCGCGCATTGTTCTGGGTGTAAAGCGGCCCCGTCGAGGGGTTCCATCCCGTGTTGATGTAGCCGTCTACGTTGCCGAGAAATCCGCGGTTGGCCACGAATGTCGGATTGGTCGACGTGACATGAGCCAGCGTCTGCGTGACACGCTTCTTGAGCGTGACAAGCGCCTGGGTTGGGCTGTTGTCGGCTGTCGCGTACACCGCATAGTCATCGGTAAGCGCCCATGCTCCGCAAGTCTTGAGGGTGCGGATCAGGATTTGGATGTTGTTGAACTGGCTACCGCCCACGATGCCGCCTGCCGCGACGACGGCGTTGCGCCACAAGATCGCGTCCTGGTCTTGTTTCTTTGGATGGAATGGCATTTCCGCCTACCAGCGCGAGGCAGTGATCTTGTGGCCGGTCGTTGCCGCCACCACGCTCACCGCGCCGAGCGGCTTGCGTCCGGCGGGCGTCTCGTAGCCCGAGCCGGCAAATACCGGGATCGAGCCCTGCCCGTTCGGAGACGCCGTGGTCGTGTCCGAGACCCACAGGGTTTCGGAAGCGTCGGGATTGTACACGGCCCACCCGTTGGTCGGCGTCGTGCCGCCAAACAGATTCTGCGCCGTGCCGCCCGTCCCGATCGCCGTGCTGCCGTCCGTCGAAGCGCCCGACGGCGCGACCGCGGCGGCCACGGGCTGCGGTGTCGCGGCCGACACGGCCACCGCATTGCCGCTCGCATCGACATAGTGGCCGACCACGGCCTGGGCCACGTCAGGCGTCTTGTTCAGGATCGAATAGTCCATGACTGTCTCCTTCAAAAAAAAGCGGGATTCATGAGGAATCGCCTTTATCGTTGTCCCAGCTGCATCGGAGGCGATTCCTCCGGAGGTTCATGAGTTTCATGAGGAATCGTCTCTGTCGTTGCCCCTGCTGCATCGGAGGCGATTCCTCCGGAGCTTGGCCGGGAGCGTGACGGTCCATGTTTGCCCCTCATGAATCCCGACCGCGGCGATCGAGCCAGCCCCTGGTCGAGATCGTGCCTTCGCTGATCGTGCCGGAGCTGAGCGTCACGCCGACATTGATCTGGCCGCTGGTGTTGGTGGGCGGGCCGATGAGGCTCGAGGCGCCGTGCGTGGTCGGACTGGTCCCCGACCCGGCCCAGATCCCGCTGAAGGCGGAGTTGCCGCCGGGCGCAAGCTGCATGTTGGCGTTGCCCGCCCCGCTGACGCCCAGCGTGAGCGTCAGCAGAGGACAGACGACGATGCCCGTGGGCACGCCCGACAGCGTGAGCAGCGAGAGCGATCGGGTGGAGGTGCTGTTGTAGTCGGTGACCGGCTGCTCGTAGCAGAAGTCTCCGTCCTGCAGGTAGGCCAGGATGTGCGAGCTCCCGTCCGTCTTGAAGCTCCAGATGCGGCGCTTCAACGAGTAGCCGCCGGGCAGCGTGGGCGACGCGGCGCTGGTCGAGGCCAGAAGCGCCGTGGTGCCGTCGCTCTTGCCGATGACGAACAGGTGGTAGGAGGCCGAGGCCGAGAGCGACCCGGCGTCGAGGCCGTTGGCGCCGGTCGTGCCGCAGTCGAGCGTGCCCCCGGCAAAGGTCATCATTGCGGCGTTCGTGCCGTCCGCGCAGACACCCGCCGCCACGTCGATCTTGCTGTTGGGCGTCGAGCCGTTGTTCGCGGTGAGAAGCCCCGCGAGATAGGAGCGCAGCACGGTTGCCCGGTCGACATAGGCGGTCGTCGCGGCCTTCGTGGAATTGTCGGCCGCGGCCTGGGTCGTGAACCTGTTGGTGCCGGTGAAGCTGTTGTCGTCGGCGATCCCTGCCGCGCCCAGCGCGGCACGTGGGCCGGTGGCCGATGTCGCCGTGAGCAGATTGGCCACGGCCCAGGTCGACGCCGGCGACGTGCTGGAAAAGGCCTGCGCGGCATAGGGCTGGCCGTTGGCGTCGAAGCCCAGCAGCGAATTCTTGCGCAATGCCGCGCCAGGCAACATGCCGAGCGCCACGCCGCCATCGGTCGGGCTGATCACCAGCGAACGGCTGATCGCATCGCCGATGGCCTGGCTGATATAGGTCAGCCGGTCGAGCGCGGCCTCGATCACCTGCGGCCACATCGCCCCCTGGTTCGAGATCGAGGTGGGCTGCGTCACCGCGACGTTGCGGTAGATCGTGATCGTCGTACCGGGTGCGATCGCGGGACTGCCGCTGCCGCCCTTCGGATAAGTGACGGTGCCGCCGCCGTCGGCGCCGAAGCCGGTCGCATCGTACTGGCTGGACGTCAGGGTGACGTCGGTGCCCGTCGCATCGGTGTAGATCACGACGAGGTCGGCCGGCTGCTGCACCTTGAAGGCGAACTGCCAGAGGGTGTTGCTGCCGTCGCCGGCCTGGACGGTGCGGCTCGAAGTGCTTGAAACGGTCATGGAGAATCCTTCGCTGCGACGGTCAGTTGATGAGCAGAGGGAGGCTGCGCTTGGCTGCGCCGAGCAGGCTCGACGCCTCGGTGTAAGGCAGCCGCGCCATGACGTTGGCAGCCTGGAAGTCGTCGTCGTTGGCGGACGCCGCGGCGTCGTTGGCCTGCAGGCCGTAATTGTAGGCCTTGAGGGCCGCATTGCTGCGGATCGTGGCGGTGTCGGTGTAACCGGCGCGCGCCGTGTCGCCCAGGATGTCGAGCGGGCTGCCGCTGTCGACGTCGCCCCCCTGCGCCGCGAGCGCGGCACGCTGGCTGCCTTCCGTCTGCGCGGTCTTGAACTGCGAGCGCTGCGCGTCGGCCTCGCCCTGCTGCAGCGCCAGCGCCGCGTTGCGCTGCGCCGCAGCCTGGTTGTTGCGCGCGACCTGCGCGAGATAGTTCGCCTGGCCGGCCTGCGCGGCGGCCTGCTGCTGCTGGCCGGCGATGTCGAGAAAAGTGTCAATGCCCATGCGGGACTCCCATGTGGATGCGACAGAAGAGAGCGCCGGCGGGACCGAATGGCCGCGGCGGATCGATCGTGAAGCCGAGCCACGCCATGAACCGCAGCGATTGGCGGTATTCGGCATGGACGTGGTTCGCCATGAACGGATAGCGGGCGCGCATTTCGCCGATGCGCTGGCGGGCGAGCCGCGCGAACGATTTCCGGACGCGCTCCACCGGCTTGCCGGTGACGAGCCACGGTATCGCATGGCCGCCCAGGCAGGAGCTCACGCCGCAGCCCAGGAGCGCCGCCACCTCGCCGTTGCAGAGATAGGCGTCCGCCCATAGGGCCCTCGCGAGGCTGATCGCGATGCCCTTCTCCGGCGTGAGTCCGAGGGCCACGATCTCGCGGGCATCCGCATCGCGCAGGTCGATGGCGCGCCCGTGCTCTTTGGTTGCGGGAACGATGGTGATCATCGGTCCCCCAGTGCAACTTCGGGAATCAGATCGAGCACCGTCACCGGCAGCGGATACATCTGCTGCACGAATATCCGCCCGTCCCTGTTCCACTCGCTCGGGATCTGGATTTGCCAGTCGCCCGAATACGCCTGCATCGCCGTGCCCAGCGTCTCGCTGCTGCGCTGCTTCACCTCCTGCAACGCGCCCTGATTGAGCCCGACCTGCACGCCGCGGCTCTCCTTCACGCGCACCGTCACCTGCGCGATCTTCTTCATCTGGCCCTGCATCGTGCCGCCGGCCGGGAGTTCGAGGTTCAGCGTCTCGAGCTGGGCGGTGTATTTGAGGCCGACCGTGACCTTGCTGTAGCTGCCGTCGAGCGTGACGCTGCCGCCCGTCACCACCTGGTCGGGCACCACCGAGCCATCCGCGAGAATGCCGACCGTCAGGCCCTCGAGGTGGCCGAGGCCCGAGACCGTCGTCACCGGCGCGCCGCTGTATTGCAACGCACAGTCGAGGAACCACGCATCGGCGATGGTCGCGAACAGGCGCGGCACCATGCGCTCGACATAGCGCTTGGTCTGGCCGCCGACGGTCCTATTGACGATCAGGTAGACCGCATCGGTGTAGCCGCCGCTGCCGTCGGGCTCGGTGATCGAGCACACCGACTCCACCGCGCCCTGCGTCGTGTGCCGGTGCCAGGCATAGACCTCGTGCTCGCGCATGAAGGTGAAGCCCAGCAGCACGCCGTCGGAGCGCACGCCCCAGACGACCTGGTACGGCTCGTAGGCCAGCGCCCATTCCTCGATCTGGTACTGCGCCGCCGTATCGTAGAGCAGGTGCTGGCTGAGGATGCTCATGTCGAAGGACTGGTAGAGGTCCTGGATGGCGTCGTAGCGCAGCTCGATCACGCGGGAGCCCTTCTCCTTGACGAACAGGAGGGAGTTCTGCGTCCAGATCGGCGGGACGTGGCTCGATCCGTGCGCGGTTTGGGGCAGCGTGAAGCACTGCGCCGGGGTCAGCGCGGATTGCGAGGGGCCGGGCCAGCAGCGCCACTCCGCGCCCGAGGTCATCAGCATCAGGCTGGTGCCGGCCGGGATCATGTGGCGGATCTCGTTGACCTGTTGGCCGACCAGCGTGCGCGTGATCGCGTCCGAATCCTTGGTCGGCGAGGAGACCGCCATGCTGTTGAAGGCGCCGACGTCGGAGAACCACAGGGTCTGCGGCTGGGCCAGCGTGCCGGCGAATGCCTGGCGCTGCTGGTAGTAGGTCGTGCATTGCGGGTTGGTCGTGGTCGTGGGCGAGACGGTGAGCGTCACGCTGCCGCCCGAGCCCGCGCTGTCGACCACCGTGGCGCTCTGCACGTAGAGGCTGACATTGTCGTAATAGGCGTAGGCATCGCCGCTCAGCACCACCGACGCGCCCGTCACCGCGCCGCCCGAGATCGTGAGCGCGACCACCTGCGGCGAGATGAACCCGTCGTTGCGCATGATCTTGAGGTAGGCGCCGGCATGGTAGCCCGAGCCCGCGGTGATCACGACAGCGGAGGAGATGTAGTAATTCACGCCGTCGGACGAGAGCGTGTAGCCCAGCGCCACCGAGGCGCCCGCGCCCGCGCCGTCGGAGATCTCCACCGTGGCGTTCGAGGAATAGTTGCGCCCCGCCGCGCTGATCGAGGCCGCCGTGATCACCCCGCCCGAGACGGTGAGCGAGACCGAACCGCCGGCGCCGCCGCCCGGATCGACCACCGTGGCCGTGGGCGAGGTATAGCCCGAGCCGCCGGCCGCCACCGTGGCCGCGGTCAGCGTGCCGCCGCCGAACGGCAGGCGCTGTTGCGGCGGGGTATTGCCCACATCGCCCGCGATCGTGGCGTCGGTGAAGGTGACGTTGCCGCTGGCCGGCGCCTGCACCTGGCCCACGAAGCCGAAGACCGTGCTGCTGGTCGCCGACTGCTTGTAGACGTTGTAGTTGGTGCAGCCCTGCAGCGGCGCCCAGGACAGGGTCGAGGTCTGCGTCGAGCTGCCAGCCTTGTCCGAGGGGAGGCTCTCCTCGCCCGTCGCGTCGGAGATCGCGGTGACGACGTAGTAGTAGGTCGTGCCCGAGGCATTGGAGGATACGCCCGTCGGCGCGGTCTGGGTCGGCGCGAAGGTGATGACGGTGAGCGTCCAGGCATTGTGCGCGGTGCGGGTGAGCTTGCGCGGCTGGTAGGACGGGTGCGTGATCGTCATCGTGTCCGCGCTCTGCACGAACTTCAGTAGCGGCAGGTCGGCCTCGAGGTAGGGCGTCGTGAGCGTGTAGATCGTGGTGTCGACATTCTCGACGAAGCCCGGCGCGCCGTTGTTGAACAGCACGACCTGCATGGTGAGATTGCCGAACACCAGCGCATAGGTCTGGCCGGCGGGCAGCGTGCGGAACTGGAAGGGGATCAGCCGGTGGCGCTTGGTCGAATCGTCGACCTCGCCCACGAAGCGCGTGCCGGGCCGGTTGCTGGCGCCGCCGTGCGGGTGGACGAGGAAGTTTTGCAGCGTGCGGCAGCCGACATGGAACTTGGCGAGGTCGACGCGGCCGTACAGAAAGGGCGACAGCTCGCCCGACGCGAAGCTCGGCTGGATGGTGTTTACGACAGGCATTGGCCACCGTCGTAACCGCGCGCGACAAGAGCCGCCGCCGGCTGCAGGCGATTGAGCGCCGAGCCCTCGCCCGCCGACTGCGCCGCGGCCTCGCGCAGCTTGAGCTGCCACATCTGGGTCAGCGCCTTTTCACGGTCTTCCTTGCCCGAGAGCTCGAAGCAGATGCGCGCCGCCAGGCCGTACACGACGGCGTCGACGAAGCCCTGGTCCCAGCGCAGCGGATCGGTCACCTGCGCGGTGTAGATCGCGCTCACCGGCGACGCGTTGGTCAGGATCACGTTGATGTAGGCGCCGGTGGTGTCGGTGTCGGCCGCCAGCTCGTAGAAAGTCTCCGGCAGCACCACGAGCGGCACGTCGTTGAGGCGGCGGATGCGCAGGCAATCGACCGGCACGGAATATTTGTACGCCCAACGCGCCGGCGGGTTCTGCAGCAGACCCAGGCTCCCGGTGATGCGGGCAAAATTCCAGTCGTGCGTGCGCAGCGTGGCATCCCGCACCATGGCGAAATGCGTCAGGCAGGCGTTCGCCTCCGACGAGCCGTCGTCGATCGAGCTGATCTTCGAGCGGGTCCCGACATGGCTGATCGCGGCATTGCAAATATCCGTCACTGTCGACATGCGTTCCTCGAATGAGAGAAGGAGACCGGGGCCGGCGCGAACCGGCCCCGGCAACGGTCAGGCGAGGTACCCGCGGGCGTAGACCGGCTGTACGTCGAGCGAGGGCACGAGCCGGGCCTTGAGCACGCCGCCCGTCATCGCGGCGGTGCCGACCACGTAGTTGAGGCGAAGGTAGCGCGACGTGCCGCCCGGCACCTCGTTGGGCAGGAACTTGTATCCCTGCACCAGCGACGCGACCGGAATGGCGTCGGACTGCGCCAGCGTCGACCAGGCCGAATTGTCCGGCGAGGTCTGGAACTGCACCTGCAGCGTGGCCGAGCCACCCGAGATGAAGGCGGTCACGACCTCGCACAGCAGCATCAGCTGGTCGGTCACCGCGCCGCCGATGTCGCGCGCGACGCCGAGGTCGATGACATTGGTGGAGGCCGTGCTGCCCGTGCTGGCCGGGCTGTCCCCGGCATCGGCCGAGAACTGGTTCTGTTTGTCGATGAGCATTGTCGTTTTCTCCTCAGATCACGCGGGGTTCGTTGTTCACGATCTGGTCGCAGATCCGGATCGGGATGCCGCGGAAGGCCGTGTAGGGCTTGCTGTCGCGCGTCTCGAGCGTCAGGAAGTTGTTGGTCTTGGCCATCGCCTGGATGTCGAGCGCCGCGCGCACCGTGCGGTTGCAGTAGAACGCGGTGTTGACCTGGCCGGGCTTGGTGCCGCCCGGCGGCGGCGAGTTGCCGGCCGCGCTGACGAACGGCAGCTTGTTGACCGCCGCGATCAGCGTGTTCACCAGGTTCGAGGTGGTGACGGCGCCGGCCGTGACGTTGATGTTGGCGATGCGCACCACGAACCGCCAATCGCGCACCGTGAGGCCGCAGTCCCACTTGAAGTGGGTGCGATAGCCCTGGAACACGTTGTTGTTGGCGTCGTAGAGCGGCACCTCGCCGAGGTCGCGCACCTGCAGGCCGGCCTTCGATCCCTTGGGGAACAGGCCGTGCACCGTGTTCTGGCCCCAGCCGACCAGCCAGATCGAAGTGTTGGTCGAGCCCGAGCCGCCGGCGTCGACGATGTTGACGCCGTTGTTGGCCGACAGCGACGAAAAGCGCGGGCCGAGGCCGGTGAATCGTTCCGGGTTCTGGGCCGTGCTGCCGTAGACGATCGTCTGCTGCTGGCCCTGGTTCATCGCCTCGATGAAGGCCATGTCCTCGCCCATGCGGAACTCGGCGGTGTTGCCGTTCAGGTCGGCGATCGCCTTGTCGATGTCGGAGTAGGACTCGAGCATGCCGGTGGCGTCGCGCACCTGCGCCGTCTGGCTCTTGGACTTCTGGACGCCATAGTTCAGCAGGCGCCAGGTGGCCTGCGGCAGGCCGGTGCGGACCGTGGTCTTGTGGCCCGCGCCGTCGTTGCACTGCATCCACAGCATGTCGGTCAGCATTTCGTTGGTCTGACCGAGGAGCTCGATCACCGCGGCGGGCTTGCCGCCGGGATCGAGACGAGTGGCCCACTCGCCGAGCGTGAGGGCCGAAGAGGCAAGAGTTGCCATGTGTCAGAGTCTCCAGTCGTTATCGGGATTGTCGGCAGTCGCTACCGCGACTGCTTGGGATTGCCGTCGTAGATGACTTCGGCAGCCGACCTCGGCACGGCGGGCGCGGCGTTCCTGCCGGGCACGAACCGATCCTCCGAGACCATCTGCCCGAGACGCACGAAGGCCTTCACGATGGCGGGATTGTTTCCCGCCCCGGTCAGGTTCAGCGCCTCCCTGAGGCCCGGCACGCCAAGGCGATCGATCGCGCGGCCGGCCGAGGCCATCGAGGCCTCGAACTTCGCTCCGCCGATTTCGGGATCCGCCTTGATCTCCGAGACCCATTTCGTCTGCAGGTCGACGAAGGCCTGCACGCCACGGGTGGCGGCGGCCTGCTCGCGCGACAGTGCGAGATCGATGAACTTCTGCGCCTGCTCCTGCGGCAGGCCGGCTTCCTTGAAGAGTTCCGTCGCCTGCGTCATCGACTCGGCGTCGACCGTCGAGCCGTCGGGCAGCTTGAACGCGCCATAGGCCGGCGCTTCGGGCGCAGGCGCCTCGGTCGCGGGCGCGGCCGCCGCCGGCGCGGTCAGCACCGACTCCTCGGCCATCACCGGGGTCGGAGCTGGAACGGGAGTGGGCTCGGTCTCAAGAGTTTGCATCGTCTCGTCCGCCATCGGTCTCTCCTTGGGAAGCGGGTTGCTTTGAAATCGCCTCGGCCTGCATGCGCGCGTACTGCTCGGGGCAGAGCCGCATCAGGTCGGCCAGAACGGTGAGGCCCAGGTCGCGACGGCCTTCGTTGAAGGCCGTGAGCTCGGCCGAGCTGCCGAACGAGGTGCGGAAAAGGCCCGCCTTCGCGAGCAGGTCCCAGATGAAGCGCCGGCCGCGCACGTCGCCCATGAGCCAGCGGAAGTCCTCGCCCCGGCGCGCGCGGGCAGCCTTCGCCGTCTTCTCGCGGCGCTCGACGTGGCGGCGATCGCCCGCGTCGTAAGCCGCGCTCTGATTTGTCGTGTCATCCATGCGCGCGAACCTAGGCGCGTTGGGCCAAATCGCGAATTACGGTCGTTACTGGCGATAAAATGCTGACCGGCTTGAAACTCTGCGATGTCGTGCCGGCCAATTTCGCTTGCGCCGGAGGCCTCCGCCGGACATTTTCAGGGCCATCTTGAGCACCGTGCCCGCCCTTCCCGCGCCACCGATCCGCAACCCGATCCTCCGCTTCTGGCGCGGCCGCTATCCGCTGTGGGTGTCGTTCTGGCTGATCGGTCTTGGCCTCTATGGCGTGGGCTACGCGGCGATCCTGGGCTTCGCGCGGCTGATCTATCGCGAGCCCTACGATCCGCACGTCATTGCGCTTGCGATCTTCGGGAGCTGGGCAGTCCTCGTGCCGATCCTGTTCTTCCAGGCCGTCGGCGTCTGGCGCGCGGCGGTGCGCTCACGCGCGGACAGGCTGCAGAGCCGCTGGCGTTGGCTGTGCACGCGCGCCGCGCAGCTCTCCGTGCTGGCGGTGATCCTGCTGCTGGCCGTGCAATTCGGCCGCGTCGGCATCGCGCAGATCGACTCCGCCTACCGCATGGCCTACCGGGACGATCCCGACATTCCGCCCTTCTCGCTCCGTCTTATGCGCGACGGCACCGAGCTCGAGATCACCGGCGGCTTCAAGTACGGGCTGACGCACCAGGCACGCGCGATGGCGCTCTCAGCGCCGGATCTCAAGGTCGTGCACCTGTCGAGCGGCGGCGGCCGCATCGGCGAGGCGCTGGAGCTCGTCAAGCTGATCAGGGAGCGGCATCTGTCGACCTATGTCGGCACGACCTGCCTGTCCGCCTGCACGATCGCCTTCATCGCGGGCGAGCAGCGCTACCTAAAAGTCGGTGGCAAGCTCGGCTTCCACCGCGAATCCTTCGCCGGCGCGGAGAGCTCGGCCCTGATGAGCCGCCTGCTGCTCGAGGCGGACATCGAGCGGCCCTTCGTCGACAAGGTCGCCGCGCAACCGGCCACCGGCATGTGGTACCCGACAACCGGCGAGCTGCAGGCCTCGCATGTCGTCACCGAGATGGTGAACGATCATCGCTTTGCCGCCAGCGGCCTCGGCGCCGCGCCCAAGCCCGGCGCCTTCGCCCTCGACCTGCACAACAACGGCGTGTTCGGCGCCTTCGAGCAGCTCGATCCGTTCATCTTCGAGAGCATGGTCGAGGACTATATGCGCCGCTACCAGGCGGGCGAATCGGAAGGCGACATCCACGACAAGCTCACCGAGATGGTGGCGGGCCGCATCCGCCGGCAGATCGCCGCGTCCGACAACCAGGTGCTGATCGACTACGCCAACCTGCTGGCCGACCAGTATGCCGCGATCGGCGCCAGGGATCCGCGTGCCTGTTTCATCCGCCTCACCCGGGGCGCGACCTCGAACCAGGAAGTGTTCTTCAGCCCGGAGTTGCGTGAGCGCGAGACCAGGCTGCAGGAGCGCGCGCTGCGCTCGTCCTTCCCGCGCACCCCGGTGCCGCAGGACCTGCTGCAGGACGACTATGCCGCCGTGTTCCTCCAGCTCTCGGGCCGCTACAGCGCCGAGGAGCTGGCGATGTTCGGCCATCCCGAGAAAGTGGCGCCGGCCCAGTACGCGACATACTGCCGCCTCGCGACCGCGATCTTCCGCGGCATCGCGGCACTGCCCCCGATGCGCGCCGGCGACGTGATGAGCGCGATCTTCACCAATATGAGCGCGGCGCGGCCGGGGAAGTAGAGTCGATAACGGTTGCCACCGCGATCGCTAGCGCGTCTTAGGAGAAGGCGTGCCTGCGAGTTGGCGGGGGCCGACGACGAGCGTCACGCCTCCCCATGTTCGCAATCCCATGTAGCGCACGTCGGTGCTCTCGCGACCGGCCCGCGTGGTGTCGGCGATCGCCGGCTCATTGCGCAGCGACGGCGGGCCGACCATCGGCGGCTTCACCTGCTTGTCGATCGCCTCGAGCTTGCGCCGCTGCTGGCTCTGCAGTTGCTGGCTGTCGCCCAGCGCCGTCCAGCCCGGGCCCCAGCCGTAGGTGTCCGAGCCCGCCACTTCCCAGCGCGGCGCCATGGCGGGGAATTCGCGATAGCCCGAGACGCGCAGCAGGCTGTGCTCCCCCTGCTGGCCGCGCTCGAACCAGACCGAGCGCCAGCGCATGTCGGCCGCGACCTGGCCGGCCCAGGGGATCGCGTTGTCTCTCGGGATACGCATGTCGGGCGGCTGCGCGTTCGGGTTGGGCTCAACGGCGTGGACGATCTCGTATTCGAGGTCGAGCTGGCCTGCATCGTAGTTGGACCGGATGCCGGCGCTCACGGCGTCGCGGCCGAAGGTCTCGACGATCTGGCGCACCGTCCACCACAGCGAGCGGTAGAGCGTGTCGACCGAGAGCCGCGCCGAGGAGGCGAGCCAGTACTCGCCGACGGTGAGCGTGTAGCCGCGCACCACATCCTCGTCGTCCTCGTCGATCCACAGCGCCGCGGTACCGAAGGTGCCCAGCTCGCCGTAGAGCGTATGCAGGCAGTTGTAGAGGTTCGACTTGGCGAAGACATGCAGCAGGCGGCGCTGCACCTCGTCGAGCCAGAAGCGCACGCCCGAATCCTGGTTGGCGGCGTCGGAGGCGACCCGCAGGCGGAACCACGGCCGGGCCGGCGAGCTGATGCCCGCCATCATGCCGGATGCCATTACTCGGGCGGACAAAAGAGGCGTGTTGTCGAGGAGGCGGCGGTCCTTTCTCTGTCCGCGCGCATACTGGTCGGAGGTGCCGTAGAGGAAGCGGCCGCGGCGCGGCGCGAAGTGCGACGCGAGCTCGCGCCAGGTCGTCCAGTAGGAGCTGCGGTCGCGGTCCAGCGCGCCGAGACGGTTGGTGAAATAGGTGCGCAGCCAGGCGCTGTCGAGATCCTGCCGGGTCATGATCATTGCCCCAGCAAGGTCTTCATCGTGGTCGAGGCGGGCGTCGTGACGCCCTGCCCTCCCGTCGCGGTCGTGCTGCCGACGCCGCCGGCGGCGGCGAGGCGCGCCTGCGTCTGCTTGGCCGCATCCTCCGCGGCTTTATCGACCGGCGTTGGCGGCGGCGGCGGTGCCGCGGGCAGTGGGGGGACATAGGGTGCGGATGGTGGTGATGAAAATATTCCCAT